TTTCAAAAACTTGAAGAAATCACTTTCTTGCAACGTTACTTCGTCCCTAGTGATGATCATTGTGGACGGGTAGTTTGCCCGCTTTCTGAAGTGTCAAGGTCCAGCCTCATTAACTGGTACCGCGACACGAAAGCGATGAGCCGCCAAGAAGCAATTCACACTATCTGCGAGGGATTCATGCGGGAAGCTTTCCTCTGGGGCCGGAAGTACTTCGACGATTGCCTTGAAAAAGTAATCGTTCTTCTTTCCTCGGAGGGGATCACTCCCCGCTTGCCCTCGTGGGGCGAGTACATGGACTTAATGGATAGGCAAGAGTTTAGAGTGGTAGGAATGGAACATCTTGAATTGATTCCCACAATGGATGTGGGGTCGATTGATCCAGACCTGCCTTTCGCTCAAATGCTCGAGCCTGAGAACATGGAAAACACAACTGACAACCCGATTGATCAGCAGCCTGTCACACAACAAGACATGGTGCAGAAGGAAGTCGCCCAGTTGACTCGCTTCGAGGACACAGCTGCAACGCAAAGACATGTCTCATCAACATTGTCGGAAACGTTGGCTATGCCCGTTCGAGAAGTTTCTCAGCTGGATCGGTTGTCTCGTGCCTATATTCTAGGCCAATGGCAATGGACTCCTGACACACCGGCTATCACCACCTTGGGCATCACCTTGCCCTCGTCACTGATCAAGCAACAACAAATAACACAACTGTCAAACTGGTTCACCTACTTTGACTGTGACGGTTATGAGCTCTTTGTTCGGACCAACACCACTATGAACGTGGCCGGTCTGGGCTATATAGCGCTCTATCCCTACCCAGGACGTTCTCATCAGACGACTGTTACAGATACGAGTCAGTGGACCTGTATGCTAAACCGAGGCCTAACCGTGGAGTTAGGGGAAGACGTTAACACCGAAGTAGTCGCTCCAATGATACACTGGATTCCCCAGTGGTCGCTCAGACAACTGCAGCAAGCAGATAATCTGACCGGCGATCTTGAAGACTATGCTCTCCGATTCTACGTGCAGGCTCAAGTGCGGTATACCAACACACAAATGCAACCTGTAACTGTGACCCTTTGGGGCCGCTTCAAGAACCCGAGGCTAAGCATACCCTGCGGCGTGCCTAACGTTGATTATTTCAGCAACTGGCGTTACGTCGCTCAAGCAAAATCAGCCAAAAGCGAAAGAAGCGGTTCCACAGGGTCGGGGTTACAGACACCGATCTTACGTGGACAACCAAACACCCAAAGAGATGCGGCCCAAGAAGCGATCTCGGCGGAAGACGGACCATTGACGCAGATTTCAAGCACTGTGTCCACCGTTGCTGGTGCCCTTTCGGGGGTTCCCGGCGTCGGAGGCGTTGCGAGTGCGGTAGGTGCGGTTGCTAACGTCGCTAACTCGGTCTTCAAATGGCTCGGATGGGCCATTCCACCAACACAGCGAAGCACCAAACCTTTCTACATAAACAACGCCTATCCTGCAACCTACTCAGATGTCGAATGGCCTGGTCATATGATTGGGCTAACCGGCGCATCCAGCGTAAATGGATTACGTGCAATGTTCGGCTATGAGGATTCTGACGATTCTCTAGTCGGTCTGGCTGGGAAGCAGTGTATTGTGCACACCGCGTCGATTGACGCGTCAATGACATCGGGGCAAGTGATAACGACCTTTCCTGTGGAACCAACATTCACGATGACAGAAACAGTTGAGGCGGATTACACTCAAATCTGCACTACGCCTGCCTACTGCATCTCACGGTGCTTTAGATTCTGGCGCGGTACCCACAAGTATCGACTCGTTTTCATCGCAACTAAGTTCCAAGCGTTTAAAGCTGGCGTCCACTACGAACCTGACGGACGGGAACCTTCCGAAGCAGACATCAATCGTGTCCAAGACCATTATAATTTTATTATTACGGTTGAGGGCACAACAGAATTCGAATTCGAAGTTCCTTACGCTAGACCCATACCAGTGGCTCAGGTGCTCACGCACCCTTCGCTAGCTAACGCAGCAACACTAGATCAAAACTTTACCCCACGGATACGGATAACTCTCATCAACGACATGCAGACTCAAACAACCGAATCCTCCCCCGTTACTCTACTCGTGTACCAATGGTGCCACTCTGACTTTGAGTGGATGGGTGTGGAGCTTAACAGCCAGGCGCAAACCTGGGTGAAGAGAATTCCTACCGCGTCCGCACTGGCCGGGGAAAGCATGTTTGGTACGTCATCGGGACCCGTCCCGGTGGCAGAGTTTGTTGGCGGGGAGCGGATAACTGGGTGGAAACACCTCGTGAACCGCAAAAGCGTTAACAACCAAGTTACAAGACCTCCTGGTATTGTCTCACCACCGTTCATAGAAATATGTCCGCAGATATACCAGAAACGATGTGACCAAGCCGACGACGTGTTTACCGGACCCCTACA